ATGTCTAAGATTAAAGAGTTAACGAATAATAAAGAATTATGGGATGCTTTTGTAGATGAGTTACAAAGGTCTATTGTAAATTATCAGAGAACTATGGANCAAACAGAAAAGCCATCTGACATATACAGATTGCAAGGAGCTATTTCTGCTGTTCGTAGATTGATGCAATTAAAGGAAGTAATGAAAAATGGCTAAACCTACTCAGGAACAAATGGAAATGGCTTTTATGCAAGATGATGCTGTGCTTGCAGACGATGGTATGAATAAAGATCCAGTAAGCGGTAATGATATACCATCAGGCAGTATGGCAGAAGAAGTCAGAGATGATGTTCCTGCAATGTTGAGTGAAGGCGAATACGTTGTTCCTGCAGATGTGGTAAGGTTTCACGGTATACAGAAGTTTGAAGAGCTTAGAGATGAAGCCAAGATGGGTCTGGCTAGAATGGAGCAGGATGGACGCATTGGTGGAGCACCAGTAGAAGACCAAGACGAGTTACCTTTTAGTTTAGAAGAGTTAGAAACAACAACAGCGTACAGAGGCGGTCTTATGGGCTTTGCTGAGGGCGGTGACACAGGCTCTTTTGAGGATGCTTTTGGTCAATCCTACACAGCAAATCAAAGGTACGGCTCAGTAGGATCAGGATCTTCCCAGTTAGGCTTCCAACTTCGTAACTTTACAAGTTCTAAAACAGGTAAAACAATTACTATTCCGTTCTACAACGGTAAACCGATGCAGTATATACCACCAGAGTACGGTGCATCTGATACAGCAGGTTCAGGTGGCGGTGGTGCTACAGATACTGCAGCAGACGAAAGAGATAGACAAGCAGATGAGGCAGAACGAGCTAGAACAACTGGTACTACAGGTTCTGCTTTTGATCTACCGAGTGCGTTTGACGACATGGAAGAAACTCCAAAAACTTTTGCTGAGTTTACTCCTGAAGATTGGCAGAATTATGTTAATCAAGCAGATAGTACACTTGCAGATATAACCGCTAAAGTACCTGTATTAGGCTCTTTACAAAGAATGAGTGAAAGTGCAGCTCGTTCCTATGCAGATAAAGCTCTACGATCAGGAAAGAATCCTGCAACAGGAGAATCATTAACTTCTCAGGAAACTTTAGCATTACAACAAGTGTTAACGGTAGCAAAAAATACAGGATTAGTAGAGTCTATAAGTAGTTATTTTACAGGTAAAAAAGGGGAAACTACAGGTGTTCCCTTGTACGATCAAGCAAATTTTAAAGAGGGCTTACTGCCTAAGCTACCAGAAGGAATGGCATCTACAAAACAGGAAGGACCTTTTTATAAGGCAGGAGAAACAGACGGTTCTGTTGAGGTGTCCACACTAGAATCTTCAGGGATGGAAGAGGCACAAGAGACTTTAGCAGAGAAGAATGCAAGAATACTTGATGAAAGCAAACCTAAATCAGAAACTATAAAATATGAAACAATTACACCTGAAAACTATACAAGTTTAGTAAAACAAGATAAAGATGGCTTTTTTAGTATGAAAGCTGACGCTGCAGAAAGTCCATTTTTTACACCTGTAAATAAGCCAACTTTTAATATAACAAAAGAAGATAAAGATTTATGGGTTAAAACAATTTTGGGTGAAGCAGACTCAGACCTAGAAGATAGACTTGCCGTAGCACATGTTATTAAAAATAGAATGCAAGATGGAAGATTTTTTAGAACATGGAGTGATAAAGAAAAATCTATGGGAGAGTGGAATGGTCAGACAATAAAAGCTGTTGTGACCTCTACAGGTGAAAAAGGATATGGTCAATTTTCTACATGGAACAATATTGAAAAGGGTGGAAACGATCCAAATAGATTTAGTCCAAAAAGTAAAGCGTACAAAGAAGTGGCTAAGATTATAGATGGTATTATGTACGGTGATCCTAACTACGTTGATAATACAAATAACTCAATTTATTATTTAAATAAAGATAAAGTTTCAAGTAAAAGGCTTAGTGACCCTGAGTTTTGGTACAATAAAGAAAAGGAAAATTGGGGTGAATTAGATATAGGAAGACATACATTTACAGGGAAGAAGCGAGGAGCAGGAGCACCAGAAACGGTAAAGACACCCTTAGCTAGACCTTCAGATATGGATCTTACAGAAACACAAATGCAAGATATAGTTTCTACTGAAAAAACTTCGTCAAAGCCAGAATCTTTCAGTGAAGAAGTGCTTAACCTTGATGAGATATATGCACCTGTATTAGGTGAGCCTTCTGAAAGGGATGACACTACTATAATGAGTATACCAACTATGTCTGCCCAAGACTGGGTAGAAAGAGATAATAAAGTATCAGGACTTTCTATTCCACAGACAGAACCACCAAAAGACTTTACTGGACAGACAACACCACCAACTAGAGTTACACTTCCAGAGTATACTCCACCAACTACGGATGCACTTGCAGAAAAAACGCAGGTTAAGAGAGAAGACATTCCTTCGTTAATGCCTGAACAGCCAAGTATTTCGGTAACAGAACCTACTATAGGACAGCCAAAAGCTGAAAGTGGGAAGTTACCTCAGACGGATATGCCACAAGGTTTTTTAAACTACGAGCCTCCTACAACAGGCAAAAGAAAAGTTACGGATGCTAAAGCTTTCCTTGAACAGAGGGACGCTGCTAAAAAAGCTGTTGAGGACGCATTAAAGTTTAAGCCCTCAGAGAGTGAGCCAAAAAAGAAAAAAGAAGAGCCTAAGACAGAAAAAAGAAAAGTTCCCGGAGTAAGTATAGATAAAGCAAGAGAGGCAAGCCAAGATGTATTTATGTCAACAGGAGATGCTTTTGCTGCAGATAGAGCATACCATGAAGCATTTACAGGTTTTACAGCCGATGGAGAGTTATCCCCTACCTATGGGTTTAAAGAGGGTGGTTTAGCCTCAAAGCTGAAGAAAACTAAATCAAAGAAGCGTAACACCAAGAAAGGTCTTGGTGGTAAAATGGCTACCTGATGAAAGTCAGCCCCAACAATAGGAGTAATTATTATGCCAGAGTTAGAAAACGTAGAAAAAGTAAAGGTTGCAGGATTTGTTAGTCCTCGCAGGAGTAAAAACAAAGAACGTATCGAAAAGGAAGAGCAAGAGCTACAAGAGCTTATTAAAGCCAGAGAGGAAGGTACAGAGCCTACTCAGGAGGTCAAAGAAGCGTCTACTCCTAAAGAGGGAGAGGAAGTTGAAGCAGAGGGTAAAGATCTTTCAAAAGAGGATATATCTTTTAAGAAGAGATACGGTGATTTGCGTAGACACATGGCAGACAAAGATAAACAGAGTGAAGAGAGAATTAAAGCTCTCGAAGTACAGTTATCAAAAGCTACTAAAAATGAGCTAGTTCTTCCTAAATCAGAAGAAGAAATAGCGGAGTGGACAAAAAAGTATCCTGATGTAGCAGGTATAGTGGAAACAATAGCCGACAAGAAAGCTAGAGAAAGGTCTAGTGATCTTGACAAACGTATGCAGGATATTGAGAGTATGCGTGTTGAGGCAACAAAAGAGAAAGCAGAGGCTGAACTTATTAAGATTCACCCTGACTTTACAGAGATTCGTGAGGACGATAAGTTTCACGATTGGGCAGACCAACAACCTAAGTGGGTACAGGATGCTCTATACGAAAATGTTGATGATGCAAAATCTGTAGCGAGAGTTATAGATCTTTACAAAATTGACGCAGGTGTTTCAACAAAGAGTAGTAACAACAAGTCTGCTGCTACTGCTGTTAACACTAGATCTAAAGCCTCTCCAACTTCAGATGAATCTGCTAACTACATGAAAGAGTCGAAAGTAGATAAGATGTCTGATAAGGAATATGCGAAAAATCAAGAGGCAATAATGGAAGCAATGCGAACAGGCAAGTTTATATACGATTTATCTGGTGCAGCACGATAAAAAAGTGTTGACAAGGCATTGTTTTTAAATATAACTAAGACTACAAACATAATTGTCACGACTACCTACGACAAGTATAGACCCAATCTGTTTGACATCATGTACTCAAACAACATTGCAACTCTAAAAAGACGTAGCCTCTGATAGGGAAGTGTTTAGTTTATAACTAATAGTCTATAAGGAGGACTTAATTATGGCTTTTCAAACAGCTACAGGTTACGGCAATCTACCTAACGGTAATTTTTCGCCAATAATCTACTCCAAACAGGTACAGCTTGCATTCCGTAAGTCAACTGTTGTAGGAGACATAACAAACTCTGATTACTTTGGCGAGATATCTGGACAAGGCGATACTGTTCGGATCATCAAAGAGCCTGAGATTTCAGTGAGTGCATATGCCAGAGGTACTCAGGTTAATGCACAAGATCTTGAAGACGATGACTTTCAGTTAGTCGTTGACAAGGCAAACTATTATGCTTTCAAGATGGATGACATCGAAGAGGCTCACTCTCACATAAACTTCATGCAACTCGCAACCGACAGAGCTGCGTATCGTTTAGCTGACCAGTACGACCAAGAAGTTCTTGGGTATCTTGCAGGTTATAAACAGTCTTCTCTGCATAGTGACGCAGATACTGTTAATGACCAAGTTAATGGTAGCAAAGCTATCTCTAGTGCAGGATCAGACGAGCTTCTAACTTCTATGAAACTCATCAAGGGTTCTTTTGGAAGCATCACAACTTCATCTGCAGGAGATCATTCTATTCCTGTAGTTAACTTAACAGGTGGAGCTACCTCTGTAGGTACTGCTGCTGTTACACCAATGGTTGTTGTCAATCGTATGGCTAGACTGTTAAATCAACAGCAAGTGGATTCACAAGACAGGTGGCTAGTAGTAGACCCTGTGTTTATGGAACTACTTGGAGATGAAAACTCTAAGCTAATGAACGCTGACTTCGGTGCTGCAGGTAAATTGCAAAACGGTCTTGTTCTTAACAACCTTGCAGGATTCAGACTATATGTTTCAAGCAACCTACCATCTGTAGGTACAGGTTCAGGAACATCAGGTACTGCAAACCAGAACGCCAACTACGGAGCGATTGTTGCAGGACACGGCTCTGCGATTGCAACTGCTGAACAACTTAGCAAAACTGAAACATACCGTGACCCTGACTGCTTTGCAGACATTGTGCGTGGTATGCACCTTTATGGCAGAAAGATACTTCGACCAGAAGCTATCGTGACTGCTAAATATAACGCAGGTTAAGGGAGGAATTTAACATGGCTACTTTTGATATGACATCCTCCAGTACTAATGGTGTTGGAGCAAACGTCTTGGCAGTCCCTACAGTTGTAGGCAATCTTGTTAGGACAATCGAAGCAATCCTAGATATTGACGCTATGGTTGCTGCAGGAACTTCTCCTGCAAATGGTGATATATTTCAACTTCTTGAGATACCTGCTGAATCAGTTGTGATTGCTGCAGGTGCTGAGATTATGAAATCTTTCACAGGGTCTTGCACATGTGATATCGACTTCGCAGGTGGAGATGACATCATTGACGGTGCTGCATTGGACGCTGCCGCAGGTACTTATCTTGCTAAAGGCTCTAACGGTGAAGCTAACATAGTCAACACAGGTGCGGCTTCAACTTTCGCTGCCGCGGCTCTTGCTTGTGTTGGAGCTGCTGACACTATTGATGTTACTGTAGCAGGTGCAACTCCTGCAACAGGTAGACTTAGAGTGTACGCAATTATAGCAGATGTTTCTGCTGCTCATCGTGAAGCTGCTGTTGCTTCAAGGGACAACGTATAACTTACTAAATTGTTTGGGGCAGGTGTAACAGGATTGACCTGCCCCTTACATTATCAGGATAGGGTGAATGGCAACTTTTTTATCATTAACGAATAGTATATTGGCAAGACTAAATGAAGTGCAACTCACCTCTTCTAATTTTTCTACTGCTAGAGGAATACAAGTACAAGCACAGAACGCTGTAAATGAATCTATACGATACATAAATCAGAGAGAGTTTCAGTATCCGTTTAATCATACATCAAAGTCACAGACTTTAACAGCAGGAACAGTGCGATACAGCATACCAACAGACGCAAAGCACGTAGACTACTATACAGCTAGAATAGTAAAAGATACAGACTTAGGTGCGTCAGGTGCTAATTTAAGAGTAATGCAGTACAATGAGTACATCAATAAAGAAAGCGTTACGCAAGAAGATGAGATAGTTACAACCACACTAGCCGAAGCACTAGACGCTAGTGAAACAGAAATAGACCTTACAAGTTCCACTGGCTTTAGTGCTACTGGGACTATTTTTGTAGATAACGAACAGATAACATATACAGGCATAAGCACAAACACTCTTACAGGATGTACAAGAGGAGCGAATAGCACTACGGCTGCCACACACGACAATAGCACAGCCGTTGCTCAGTTTGACAATGGAGGAATACCAAGATTTATTGTTAGGACTTTAGACAATAACTATTTATTGTTTCCTTTCCCTAATAAATCTTACACACTAAAGTACGACTACTTTGCTTTTCCTACAGATTTATCTGCCCATGGGGACACCACAACAGTCCCTGCACGATTTGATCCTGTAATCATAGATGGAGCTACAGCATTTGTCTATCAGTACAGAGGCGAGACAACACAATACCAACTTAACTTTGAAAGATTTGAACAAGGTATCAAGAACATGCAGAGTTTACTAGTAAATAAATATGAGTATGTACGTTCTACTATGCTACAAAATACAGCAGGATTTATTAGCTCAGGAGCATTTAACTAATGCCTGATCTATCGCAGACAGCCCCTGCTGCGTTTAATTGTGAAGGTGGACTAGTTTTAAATAGATCAACCTTCCTAATGCAACCCGGTGAAGCTCTAGAACTACAAAACTTTGAGCCTGACATTGAAGGTGGCTATAGAAGAATAAACGGCTTTAGCAAATACGTAAGTGTTGTCGTGCCACAGACAAGCTCATCTACAGAAAAAGTTTTGATGGTAGCAACATTCGGTGACTTTGTAGTTGCAGCTAGAGGTGAGAAGATATTTAGTGCTACAGCAGGTGGTTCTAGTTGGACAGAGAGAGATACAGGTAGAACAAGTGCAGGTAAGTATAACTTTGAACGCTACAACTTTGATGGCACTAGTAAGTTAATAGTAGTAGACGGAACTAACGCACCTACGTTTTTTAACACATCAATGTCGGCAACAGATGTAAGTGAAAGCTCAGTAGAAGGTTCTAAGTTTGTGACAGCGTTTAGAAGTCACATGTTTTACGCAGGGAAGTCTACAACACCACAGACGTTAGTGTTTAGTCAGCCCTTTGATGAAGATGCTTTTAGTAGTGGCAGTGGTGCAGGAACGATAAAAGTAGACGACACCATAACAGGACTAAAAGTTTTCCGTGATAATTTATTTATNTTTTGTGAAAACAGAATATTTAAACTGAGTGGTAGNACATCAAGCGACTTTGCCATATCAGCCGTTACTAGAGACATTGGCTGTATAAACGGAGATACGATACAGGAATTTGCAGGNGACTTAATATTCTTAGGACCTGATGGTTTAAGAACAGTTGCAGGTACAGCAAGAATTGGTGACGTTGAGCTAGGTACGATAAGCTCTAATATACAGTCCATATTTGATGAAAACCTATCAAGTGCATCTGAGTTTGAGAGTGTTGTAATACCTGATAGAACACAGTATAGAATGTTCTTTACAAAAGCAAACACAGCACAGAACAGTACAAAAGGTGTGGCATGTGTTTTAAAAGGACAAGCGTTTGAGTTTTCTGAGTTAAGAGGAATACGACCTGCATCAACAGACGGTTTTGTACAATCAGGTAATGTTATAATACTACACGGTGACTACTCAAACGGATATGTGTATAGACAAGAATCAGGTAACACTTTTGATGGCACAGCAATAAACGCTAAGTATAGAAGTCCTGATATGACCTTTGGTGACGCAGGTATACGAAAGCACATGCAACGTGTGATTGTAAACTTTGCACCTGAATCTACAATAGATGCTGATTTGTTTTTAAGATATGACTATGAGTCAGCAGACTCTGCAAGACCTGCAGC